AATTTTTTAAATAGCAAAGCCACAAGTGAAAAAAGCAATTGCACTACTTTAATCATTGTGGCTTCAATTTTTTTAACTCGGGTGCAATCCGATTTGATAGCAAATATAATAATACTTTTTATATCTCTAAAATATTTTTTACAATAATACTTTTAAAGCCTAATTCTCGTAATTCCTTTTGTCGGTATAACTGCAATGGACTTACTACGCCCTTATCAGTTTTCACTTCAATAAAAAATGGTGGCTCATCCTTTTTTAAGCAAAGCAAATCACCTATTCCAGCTTTATTAGTTTTAGCCAATTTTATAACATAGTAGCCGTTAGCTTCCATTTTTTTGATAAGCTCATTCATAATACTTTTTACAAATACTTTTAAATTCATCTAAACTTCTAATAATTACATAAGTATTGCCTAATGCTTTCACTTGATTTTCAAATATAACCTGCTCAGGATCTTGTTTGCCTTTTTGCGTTTTTAATTCCACAAATATAACATTACCTTTTGCAACTAATATAAGGTCCGAAACGCCAGTCTTAACACCCATAGCTTTCATCCTATTTCCTTCAATAGCATTCTTTGCTTTGTTGTTGCAATGGAACAAACATTTATTGTGTGCTTTTCCATATTCTAAAGAATACCATGTTACTATCTCGGCTTGCAAAATATCTTCTTCTCTATTCATTTGTAATAAATTTTAATTTACCTTCTAAAATTTCAATGGATATATTTTTCATCCATGTGTTAAATTGTTTGTTGTATTCTTTACACCATTTTTCAGTTTCTTTTGTCATTTCTAAATAAATAAGGTCTTTTAATCCATCTATTTGATTATGTTTAGTATAATAATTAACCAGATGTTCTGCAATTTTATGCAGTACTGCAAATGGCTTCCAATTTCTATCTTTTGCCATAGTCAATAATCTATCTATTGGCAATTCAATAGGTTTTGTGCTTATTAATAATACTAACTTTTGTTCCTTTTCTTCTTGTTCTTGCTTTTTTTGTTCATCCTCAAAGTCATGCCCACAACTTGCGCAAACTAATTTTCTAGTGTGTTGCAAATAATGGCATTCAGGGCATTCTTTAACAGGTGCTACCCCAGAACCTTTTTTACCATCATTTAATTTTGCGCCATGTTTAAAATAATTTTCCCAATCAAAGTAATCTGTATAAGCTCCATGCCTAGTGGTATTTTTTCCTAAATCTAATACCAAAAACTTTTCTTTACCTTCATATAATCTCGAACCACGCCCCACCATTTGCAAATATAATGATAGGCTTTTGGTAGCTCTATTTAAAATTATTGTTTCTATACTTGGCTCATCAAATCCAGTAGTCAATACTCCAACATTGCACAGTATAGCATGTTTATTTGTTTTGAACCAATTTATTGTTTCTTTTCTTTCGTTTTTATCTGTTTCGCTTGATATTGTTCTAACCTCTAATCCTTCAAGTTCAAATGCATTCCTTACACATTCATTATGTTTTAGATTTACATTGAATATCAATGTTTTTTTACCTGCTGACTTTTCCCAATATGCATTTACAACATTCTTAACCATTTTTTCAGATGAATAAAAATCTTCCATTTGCTTTTCATCAAATTCACCTTTCTTTACTTTCCATTTTTCTTTACTTACTAAATCAGATGCAAAACCGTAAACATCACAATTCAATAGATATTCATCATTTATTAAAGTTTCTACACTTGGACCTAATATCAAGTTATCGTAATAATTAGCCAGTGGTGTTTCTGCAATTGGTGTTGCTGTAACTCCTAATATTTTTTCTTCGTATTCTAAGCCAAAATAAGGCAATTTTTTAAATGAACCAAAGTGGCATTCATCTATTATAATTAACCCAAATTTTGGTAGCATTTTGATACGTTTATACGTTGTTTCTATCATCCCAATATAATAATCGAAATTATGTGGAATGGTTTTAACCCCTGCACTAATAATAAAGCATTTTTCGCCTAATGATTTTCTGGCTTGCTCCAATAATTCTGTACGATGGACCAATATTAAAATCCTTTCTGTCGTTTCTGTGAAATGGTCCTTTGCAATCTCAATAAATGTAAAAGTCTTACCGCTACCAGTTGGCATCTGTAAAATGTTTTTCCTAAATTCAATGTTTTGAACCTTGTTTTTTATTTCTATTTGGTAATTTCTAAGCATTTTTTATAATTTTTATCTGTAATAATCTGTAATAATCTGTAATGCAGTGTGGTATTGGGTTTGGTTGATTTTTTTATGTATTTCTTACAGATTACAGATTATTTTACAATATTTGAAACCTACTACGTAAATAATTTTTTTTTATTTTTTTTTTATTTTTTTCTATACTAAGTTATAATTATGTATAAATGTGTAATATGTGTAATAATATAGCTAATAGTCAATGGTAGTGCGTCTTACAGATTTTTTTTAATCTGTAATAATCTGTAATGATGTGTAATGTTTGTAATATGTATTATGTTGATTATCAATTATTTAAAAAATTGGTTGAATATCGTCTGTTTTTACCTTTAAATTATAAACTCTTTTTGTAATCCCATCTGCATATTTTACCTCTTGATTAAATCCACATTTTTTCAAAGCCATTCCAATTCTTTTGGAGCTGGTTCTTACAGATGGATATTTATTTTCGATTGCAATTCGTATTTCTGTATTTGTCATCTCGTGGAATTTATCAAAAACTAATATTTTATTGATAATTTCTTCTTCTGTCATTACCTCTTGATTATTGATAGTAGATAGATTTAAGTTTTCAATTTCAGTTGCAGTTAAAAACCATGATGTACGGTCCATTTGCCATTCGTGGTAAAGCTCCATAAACAATTCTGTTTTATCAATTGATCTATATTTAACCAAATCAAAATTAACTACATTTACGGGTATTATACGCCTGTTACCTGTATGGTCATTAATTACCTCACTTTCATTAGATGTTCCACCTAATACAGCCAATCTGTTTAAGTCTTCGCTTACTTTACCGTATGGTCTTCTAATTGAAAATGTTTGCTGGCTTGATAATCTTTTTAATTTGGTAGCATCTTTTTTACTTTTCCCACCAAATTCATCATCTACAATAAGTAATTTTTTAGTCATCAATATTTCACTATCTTTCCCTTCATCTAGGTTTGACTCGGCATAATATTCTCGAAGTTCATCGGGCAATAAACCCCTAAAAAACTCTGTTTTGCTAATCCCTTGCTTACCATTTAACACCAATATCATCAATGAATACGTACCATGTGCTGAACCAATAATAGATAATAGCCATTTTTTAAGGAATATCTCTAAGTAATCAAGTACTAATACAGATTGCTTTTCGTGTATCATTCGGTGTTCAACTTCAAAGCATGAGCAAAGTAATTCAAAATTACCTTTAGGCTTCAAATGCTCATTTTTTACAAAAAAGTTTTTGATTGGATTGTAGGTAATTGTATTTTCAGGATTTTCAATTAATGTAAATATTTTATCCTTACTAATATCTTCATCTATTAACTTCCATGCTTTAGTATAAAATTTAGCCAGTACTCTATCGGTCATTTGCTCGCCATTAAATTCATAGTTACGAGTTATCTCGTTAAATTTAATGTTTGTCAATTTTATAAGGTCCACAACTTCATCAAGTATAGTTTTTTCCTTTTCCTCACTTTTTATTTTATCAACTAATCCATTATCATCAATCCCTAATTCTTTCAGCTTAATTTTGGCTTCTTCTTTAGTGGTTGATAGTTTTGTAATGGTTGCAATTTGCTTTGTTTTTTCAGATACAATATTAACACCTGCATTCTTACAATGGTAGTATATTGTTTTAATTGAAATTCCACTTTTATTCCTTTTTAATGCAATATCATACATCTTATCTGTGGACTCCGATGTATATTTTTGACTAGCACAAGAAAAAGCATGATAATAATTCCTACCATTTGCCCCAAATTCAGATACTAATGCAAAAGAAAAGTTTACCCAATTTTCGTAATCATCACATAAATTTAAACCTCTATTGGTTACCTCTCTAACTATTTCGTCAAAATCATTTTGCGTAGTTGGATAATAAGTGAATATATCTTTTTTACTTTCTTTTTTTAGGTATTGTTTAAATACTTTAGCCTTTTCGTTTTGGTATAAATCAGGATCATAAGAAACAAATCTAAGTGAACAAACATTTTTAGGTGCAGGATCAACTATCAACTTATAATTATCTAAAAAATACTTTTCTAATCCAAAATAACTTTCTTTATGTTTTTCAGGATTGATTTTAAAGAATACTGCATATCCAAAACCGCTTACCGATTGATGGACTGCATACACATAGCTATCTTGTTTTATTTTATCAATATCAAACTTAACTATTTGGTCCTTTGCATCCAAATCAATACAGATAAACCCAGAATGTTCTAATATTTTATCTTCTTTCCTTTCAGAAAATATGCCACTTGTAGTAATACATGGTAATTTTTCTTTTTGTAAATTACCTGTTCTGTATGCAAGTACATCATCTTGCCAAAGTCCATTTTTTACATTGGATAAATAGTTTTCAAATTCTATTTCTTGAATAGGTTTTGATGATTGGTTTCCTGCTTTAAATAAATTTATCTTCATATTAAGTAAAAAAACCCCCAAATTAAAAGTGTAGCTGGTCCTTTCACTTTAAAAATGGGGGCAATAAAATTATTGTTTATGTATGGACCAGATACGTTGCAAATATACAACTTTTTATTTACACTTTACACTTTCTTTTCGCCTCTCAATCCATGTATTTTTCAAAGTTGGATGTGGCACTCTCTCAATTTGATAATCCACTACCTTATTTTTGTATATGCGTAACTTTCGCTTTTTTTCTTGGCTTAGTTTTAATTCTTTGTACATAGTTAATTTAATTGTAATGCTATTTTTCTTTTTTCTTTAATAGATTTATATTTTTCGTAAGCTTCTGATTTTGGCTGTGTTTGTCCTAATCCTTTGCAATAATAATCATTTCGCAAAATACATCTTGCCATTCTCTTCCAAGATGGAGCCCAACATTTTACTTCTAGTTCATGTGGAGCTTCGTCTGGTATTACCTGATATCCTCTTTTTTTCCAACCAACTATAAACTTTACAAATCTTTCTTTGTAATGTTTGCGCATTGTGTTTGGTAGGGATTTTAAAAGGTAGTTTACATAGCTTTCCCAAGTGTGATTATTTGGTTTATCAATATTATTATACCCATTTATGCTACCTCTCTCTTGAATATATAACGTGCCTGAATTTACACCTGATACTCTGTTTAATAACTTGTACCATGTATCACTTTCTAATATGTGGTAAAGCCATAATCCTCTTTTTTGGTCATCCCCAAATGGTTGGCAAAGCCTTTGATTGCTTAACTTAACACCTGCCATTGTCATCATATCATAAATTGTATTATGACAAAGATGTTTATTTTTTGAGTGGAATATCCAAATATCTTCAGTTCTCCAATCGTATATAGGATAAATATTAAATAAATTAGTACTTACTTTTGTACTCCATTTATGCCCATTAAACATTAAACCTTTCTTATTTGATACAATTGCTCTGTATCTGTGTAAACTTTCATCTGCTCTAATTCCTATAAACCCAGCAGTTAATTTCCCTTTTGAATACCATTTACCAAATAACACCATAAATTCTTCAAATTCCATTTTAGGTAAATAAAAATCGTACTGGCTTAAATCTGAGGCTTCCTCTGGCTTTTGCCTAACCCAAATATTTTTATTATCTTCATCCCAACATACCCACTTTGGTTGGAAATCACTTACTGCATTTCTCAAAAGCAATTCTCCACAAAACCAATGTAACTCTATATTATCTTTGTAAAGTGATACTATTTCTCTAATATGGTCAATTGTTTGCTTATACTGAGCCTCAAGGTCTATAATTAATATAGCTACTTTTCTATTTCTTTTTATAGCTTCAGCCATAACTAAATGAGTCATTACTGTTGAATCCTTACCACCACTAAAACTTATGTATATATTTTCAAAACTATCAAAAACTTTACTTATTCTATTTTTAGAAGCTTCTAATACATTTATATCTAAATATTTTTTTGTTGCCATTTTATTATAATTTAAAGGTTAATATAATTCTATTTGTCTACCAATTTGCAAAGCTTCATTTAAGTCCACTTCATTTCTTCCATTTATAGCAAGCCATTTATTTAAATACTTTTCAGCAGTTAAATTAGCTTTTAATTGCTGTTGATCAGTAAGTTTATTCCATGCACTGCTATAAATTGAAGGTACTCCAGAATAAAAACATACAGAAGCTTGTCCTAGCCATGCTATTCTATTCATACTTTTATTTGTTAAATAATGTTCACATGAATACTTCCATTCTTTTATAAGTTTATCTAATATTTCTGAAAATAATTCTGTATCAGATAATATTCTTACATATTCATTTTGGCACATTTCATCTGTCCAACCTTCTTTTTTATTGTTATAAAAACCTGCTTTGTGGCATTCCCATTTATCATAAGTATGAAAAATCCTATTTGCATCTGCCTCATTTGGTATTTTATAAATATTCATTTCATCATTACTAATATTATCAGTTAATACTTCAAATTCATCTTCATAATCTGAGCTTTCCCAAGATTTGCTAAAATCACTATCTGTAAATAAATGTTCTAATCCAGATATTTGGCAAAGTCTTAAAACTTCTTCTTCATCCATTCCAAGTTGTTTAGCTATTCTTTGGTTTGTCCAATTTCTATTTTTTAACTCAATGACAATTTCACTCATAGCATCTACTTGATGTTTACCTCTTGCTCTATTATGTCTAATTGTAGATGCAATCCTATCATTTTTATTTGATTGCTCAGTCCTAATATTTACAACTGGTAAAAACCCCATTATTCTTTTACTAACTATTTTAGACTCTTTACCTACTCTATTTCTATGGAATCCATCAATAACTTCAATTTTACCTTTATCATCATTTTCCCAAGTTACTATTGGCTGAGTATATCCATCATTCATAATAGATATTTCTAATAACTCCATTTCAGGTGGTGCTACTTTATTTGGATTATAGTCATTTGCAACTATATTTTCAGATTTTACCCACTTTACAAAATCAACTGGCTCATTTTTAAATGGTGATTGTTTATGTATAGCTTCTCTTAATTCGTTTATAGCTGTGATTTTTTTTATAGTATCCATTCCTTGCAAATGGTCTACTATGTCTTTAATTATTTTTTCTGTCATGATTTTTGATTTTTAAAATGTAAATGTATATTAATATATTAGCTATTCAGTAGCCGAGATAAACTAGGCTACTGAATAACTTTTTTTAGAATGGCACGCTTTCGGCAGTGTCTTGCTTTGGCTTGTAGGTGTTCAACTTAGCATAAGGTGCGCCATCCTTACTACGAAGGATCTGCAACTTAACCTGCTTCTTACCTTGATACTCGCTTACAGTATCAGGATTACTTTTTGCCCAAGCGTAAAGGTCATCAAGTGTAAGTACCAAATCTGCTATTACAAATTCTGGTGCATTTGGATGCTTGGCGAATAATCTCACGCCTGCAATCATGTTGTTGTCTGTGGTTGTTGGTTGTGTTTTTTGCATTTTATTTATTTGTTTAAAGTGAATTCTAATTTTTTTGCGCTCATTAAGTCTAATAGATTTTTATCAGTTGGCTTATATTTATTATATATTTTTGTTAAATCTGCAAGTGTTTCAGCTTGTCGTATTGCAGTTTCTAAAGGTACGCCTGCGCTTGTTTTTCTGTCCGCATTGTCTATATCATCTTCATCAGTTGCAATATGGAAAAACTTTAATAAAAAGTATCTTTCAGCATAAGTAAGTGCCGAGCCTAATCCCTTCTCCCAGTCATTCTGACCATTCGCCCCAAACTCATTAATATCCTTTTCCTCTGTTTCGCAATCTATCCAAGTAAAGCGCATCATAACCTTACTTAATATCTCATTTTTTTGCGCGCCTTTGGCACTTAGATAGTCTTGCCTAGTATTCTCTATACTTGTTATTTCTTGCTTTAAAATCAAGCCGTATTCATTCATTAAAGGCTTAATATATTCTAGTACTTTAGAACCGCTAACGTAATCGTAGCCGAATGATTTTTTGTCTTTTTTAAATCCATTTACTTTCTTTTGGATTTCTAGTAATTTTTTGTAAAGTGTCATGATCTTGTTGATTTTTTAGTTATGAAAATATTTGTTGAAAAAATTGCTGTTCGTCATCGCTTGGCGGTCTTTGCTTAGGTGCTTGCTTAGTTGTTCGGCTTGCAATTAATACCGATTGGATGTTAATTAAGTCATTTATCTCGCACTTAATAGCTGTGCATTGAAACTCGCTGATGTTGTATAGCTTTTGCGTAATGAATGAACCTAATACATTCTTGCAGGTTTCGATTTGCTCGTTAGTTTCGCAACTCTTAACCCAACTTTTGATGTGGTCTGTTGCTGATGTTATATTTAGCATGTTGTAAATTGATTTTTAGTTGTACTTTTGCAGTGCGCTGTCATGAGCGCATGATTTTTTTAGGTGCGGAGTGATTACCGCACCTATTTTTATTTATCTGTTTTCAGCTTCAAAAAACATTTTAGCGTCTTGAATAAATCCCTCTTTACTTTGCGTGTATGTAGGCAAAGATAGCATATAGGCATCTAAATTATTTAATAAATCCGCATCATTAGTAGGTGCATCTACATCTGCAAATTGATTGGTAATACAGTGTATAGTAGCCATAGTTTCAGCATATTGTATTTGGCTAATCTCTAATAAACATTTATAGCTTGCTTTTAGTGATGGTATAGTTGCAGCTTTGTAAAGTGTTTCGCGTCTTTCAATAGCTTCTAATGTACTTAGTGCTGTTGTTAATAATTCTTTTTGTTGTTGGATTGCTTTTGTCATGATTTGATTTTTTTTTGATTGTTTATTTTAAATTTATTTCTCGAAGTTTTTTTGCTGCAAGTTGTATTTTTTCTTTAGAACCTTCAGGAACTTGCAATGTAACCTGTATTAGTTTCTTGTTATACTTTGGCGGTCTGCCTACTTTTTTATTCATACTTTTATTTTTTACAAATATATACTTATATAATTAATTAAACAAATTTATTTTGCTCTAAATGTTGGAGCCATAGAATACTTACCTAATAGGTAAACAAATTCTTCGCCATTGTAAACATTTACTTTTTTGCGTACTACTTTGCCATTTATTATAGCTGTAATAAAATTACCTTTTCTTTCAATTACTGTTGCGGTCCAGATGCAATTGCTATCTCCAATAGATGTTGCTGTTAAAGTTGTTCCTGTTTGAATTGTGTTTGTCATGATTTGATTTTTTTTAAGGTTTATAAAATTGTGCGTTAAAGTCGCACCCCTTTTATATTTTATCCTCTTACTCCTCCGTTATAGCCTCTTTTTAATTTTCCATAATAATGTTTTTGAAAATTAATTTTATCACCTTTAAATAATTTATAAGCATCATTAATATTAGATGCAGTATAATAAATATCTGTTGGTCTGCCCATGCTATCAACTACATTGTAGTAATTTTTTTGTTCTGTTTTTTGAATTTCGTTTGTCATGATTTTTTCTTTTCTTTTTATTGATATGCAAATATACAATTATATAATTAGTAAATCCAAATATTTTACCAACTTTTTTTAAAATATTTTTGAAAATACGCTGAAACCCTTTGCTAGCAAGGCTATTAATTTTTAAATAAAAACAAAAAAGCGCACCAATTGGCGCGCCCCTTTGTCTTATAAACTATGAAAAATACTAACCTAACTAAAAAATTACATACCCATTTGCATCTCGTCTATATTTACTCAATGCTTTCCAATCACTAAATCCTGCTTTATCAAAATGTGGCATGTCTTTAAATGATTGCCAATCTCCGCCCCAGTTCCAACCATGCTTTTTAAATACACTAACACACTCCATCCAATCGCTTTTCTTATCTCCATCCCAATCAGTCTTTACATCCCAACTTGCTTCCTTACCATCAATGATAAGTACTATATCAACTGCAAAGCCGTAATTATGTATTGATTGCCCACCTTTAGCATTGGTTACTTTAGGCTTTTGAGCAAACAAAGCATCCTGCTCTGCAAATGTTCTAAATCCTTGTGCTATTCTTACCTTTGCTCTACCTGTTAATAAAGTATTGCACTCTTGAATGATAGTCTTTACCTCAGTGCGTACAAATGGATGCAGTTTATTAATCTTATCCATTGAAGGTTTATCTACCAATGTGAATAGTGGCGGCTGCGCTGGTGTTGTTGTTTTAATCATTTCTTAAATATTGAAAGTATTATATTGAACTTTGCAAAGAACCTTGCTACCTTACCGCCTTTAGTCTTAGCAGTTGTATTAGCGTAATCATTTAGCATACTTTGCATATATGTTACTACGATGCCTATTATTACATCTTTAGGCGCATTTTTTGGCACTCTATGCAAAGCAATGTTGAAATGCTTATCAAATAATTCTTTGTCGGTGTATTGCGCCCCAATTGCGTCAATAGCCGCGTTGTTTATTTCTAATGTATTCATATTAAAGTGCTAATATAAAAGCCATAACCATTACTAAAGATTTAGTTTCTTGGTCATCGCCTGTAATTTTTTTTATTTGAGTACCATCACCAAAATAACGCAATGCTAAGTTACCTATTGCGCATATTTTAACCAATATAACTTCTATCTTTGGGATTGCCTCAGCACCTACTCCTAGCGTTTCAAAGAATGACCTGTCGAACATTGCTAAGGCTAGGAATATGAAGTTAAATATTATGGTCTTGGATTGCATGAAATGTTTTTGTGTTTTCATTTTATTTTTTAGTTAGATTTAATTCGTTAATTACCCAATCAATAGCCACATTGTCATCTGCGCCCCAACTTTGCAAATCGTTATTTGCCATTAATAAAGTACCATTTAATAATTCTTTACCTTCTAATGGTGGTGCGCTATTTAAATCTACATTATCTAATATTCTCCATTGCAAATTAACTGCATCTGCACCCAATGTAAATGATTGTGCATCAATTGTAATATATTGACCTATGCCCTTAGTAGGTATTGTTATTGATTGTATTTGTGTATATTTTGCCATATTTTATTAATTACCAGTTAGGAAGTTCTACTGCTGAAAGGAATGTAGTTACATTTGGACTTTGCCCAAAACAGCCCTGTGTTGCACCGCTATTTTGATAGCCATATAGACTAATTGTATTGGATGTGGTGAAACTTCTTGGAGTTGTAGCAAAAGGCGTAGTATATGCTCCTACTACTGCACTTACTTCGCTATTACATTGTGGTAAAGTATCTACGTACAATTGTGTAATTACTCTACTTGCAACTGCTGTAAATCCATTAAACACAACCGCGCCGCTTATAATATATGTTCCGTTTCTATTGAATTTTATTCTATTATTAGCAGCGTCTGCCATTAACCCTGTATTGTCTAAATCAGTTCTATCTAATGGAACTTTTACCGCAGTAGCTGTGGTGAATAAAGTTGTATTAATTGCAGTTAAAGACCTTTGACAAATCATTGGATTACTTACACCTGCTATCTTCTTCCATCCAGTACCATCACAATATAAAATTGCTGTTTCGCCTTTCCACATTATACGAGTGTTTAACCCATCTATCAACTCACTTGCATTGCCTTTGATAGTGAATAATCTTGTTGCACTTGTTGATATTCTTACACCAACAAATTTACCTGTATTACCACTTGCAGCTGGCAAAGTAACTGTATAATCTACCGATGTCCCGCTAATTAAATGCTGTCTATTTATTGTCGCAGTTGCAGTTGTTGTAATTGCTATTTCAGCCGCTGTTAATACGCTAAGGTAATCACTTGCAGCACCACCACCTGTATATTGTGGGATGTTCAAAGTACTACCAACCAATGTAGCCGCACCACTTGTTCCTGTTGTTGTTAATGTTAATGTATCTTGCTTTAATGCAATTGCAGTAGCTTGTGCTGTACTTACAGGTTTATTAGCATCACTTGTATTATCTACTGAACCTAATCCAACATCTGTCTTTGTAATATCTATATTACCTGTTCCAAGTATAGATTGCCCTTCAACTGTCTTTATATTTGTGCCACTTACTAATGTATCTTGCTTACTTGTAGCAAGTCCACTATATAGGCTATTTACTGCATTATCACCGCTATTCGTTCCGCTTGTATTGCCAATAACAATAGATTGTGCATCAGTAACGTAATTCTTATTGGTACTTGCTGCAATATCCGCAGTTGTTACACTTTTATTTGCCCATAAACCTGTCGTACTATTATAAGATAATAATTGGTTGTTAGTTGGAGTTGTAGTAATTAAATCCACATCGTGTATCTCTTTGAGTTCAAATCCGTTTTGTACTTTTACAAATATCTCACCACTTCCTGCGCTTACTTTTGTAACTATTCCTATAAATACTAAATGCGCTGGTGCATAAGGTTTATTTGCAAGTCCATAAATTAGCGCACCATTTACCCCTAACCAAACTGGGTCGCCTGCTGTTTGCCCTGCTGTATTTAAGCCACTCAATAAGCCCTCTGTAATTACAAATCCTGTTTGCGTTCCGCCTGTTGTCGTAATGTCGGACTGCATAAGTCCCATTGTCTTACTACTTGTGGCTTCGCTTGTATTAGATGCTTTACCAACTAGCATATTAGTACCATCTGAACCCGTTACATATACAGCCGTTCCTTTGCTAATCGTTCCTGCTAATCCATTATTCTTTACAGTATGTTTTACTTGACTAGTCCAATCTGCAAAATTATCTTGCCAATAAGTATTATAATCAGTAGCATCTATTTTAGTAAGTATTTGCCCTGCTGTGCCACCTGTTGGAACACCAACACCTGCCGCACCTGTTGCGCCTGTTGCGCCTGTTGCACCATTCGCACCATTATACACATTGAATGTTGATGTGGTTGCATTTGTGTATGTAATTGTGTAAGTGTCGGTAGTTCCTGCTGCACCTGTTCCACTAGTCCTAACTATTGATACTATCCCAACTCCGTTAGTTCCGTTAGTTCCATTAGTTCCATTTGCACCTGCTGGCCCTGTTGCACCTGTATCTCCTTTAATCTTGCCTTGTAACGCCCAACTACCTGTTTTCTTTTGATAGAAATTCCATGTAATTAAGTCAATATAAAAATTATCATCAACGCCTTGTGAATTAATAGGTGCAATGTTGCCAAATAGTATAGTATTACCATCTGCACCAATTAAACTATCTAACCAATCCTGCTCTGTGCCACTAAACCCATGACTAACTGCAACTTGATATGCGCTATCTCCTTGATTACCTTGAATGCCTTGTATTCCTTGAATACCCTGCGCACCTTGTGGGCCAGTAGGACCAGTAGGTCCAGGCACTGTTACATAGCTAGCTTCGGCATTTAAAAATACTTGTTCGCTTACTCCTAATTCTAAAAGTACCGATTGCTCAACTAGTAATTCAAGTATTAAATCCGCCATTAAATAACCTTGTTTAATATTATAAAATCGCCAATGCCAATGGTTGTAATTTTACCACCAATAGTAGTTTGCAATTCCCATCTGTAAGTACCATTCTTATTTGCAGTATTAGATGCAGCAATAGGTATAGTTATAGTTTGGGATGCAATAGTTATTGTTGGCATTGTTTTGCTGAATATCAATTCATCATTGCTACCTTCGACTTTAAATTCACACGCTGTAATTCCTGCTAATGGAAATAGATTAGGAACAACTACGACAAAGTCGCAATCGTTACCTTCCATTCGTGTAATTGTGTATTCTTGCTTTGGTAAATAAGTAGCCATTTTATATTATATATTTTTTTTTATCTTTATTAGCACAAATCAATATTATTCAACTCTGTTACATTTACATCGAAGTAAACGCCTGCAGTATAATCTGCAGTAAATTGCCTAACTGGTGTTAAGCTACCTGCTTCAATATTGTAAAGGCTTGTTTGGCTTGTGTAGTCCAATTGCTTTATAACCGTTAAGCCATCTATCTCGCATTCATCCAATACATTATTTAAATCTGCATCACTTTGCTTTTGCACTTTTAGTAAATGCACTCTAAATGTCCTTATTACCTCGTTGCCATTATTGTTACTACTTATGTACTCAATATTAGCTAGTGGATATTTGGCATTGAATGTTTCATCTAGTAGATTTTGGATTGGAAGCTGTACTATGTTGTATATTGTTGGTAGCAACTTTACAGCATCCGTTATTACTTGATATATTTGGCTTAGTGTTTGCATTGAATTTTTTTAACTTTATTAAAATATCTTTTTCTTTTTTTATCTCCATCCACAATCCTTTTTATCATCATTCAAATAAATCGAAGGTGAATAGGTATTTGTAGTTGCATTCACATCTGTGCTTTCGGTAGTGTATTCTGGGAATAATGTTTTATTATTTTGCAAATACGAAACCAATCTTTGCAAATAGCTATCCATTTTATTACGATGCCTATCACTAATCTTTTCTAATTCGTCATAGCTTGCCATGTCGGCAAATTCATCACGCTTTTTTGTAATTCCTTTGGTATAGTTTTGGTAGGTGCTATCAATTACATAATCACTCAATACTCCGTAAATAATTACATCTAAAATATAATCATTGACTAAATTTAAATATACGCCTGCAAGTGTATTAGCTTTTTTATCCGCTTTTATTTTATAGTAAAGTGTATCTCCCAATATTGGATGCAAGTGTAAATCTTGCACTGCGCAAATTGAAGGAGTTAGCAATTCTAATGGCACATTTGCATGTACTAAGTTACGGTCTTTAAAAACCTGCTCATTAATTAATTTTACTTGGCTGTTTATCATAGCTATTTATTTTTTGTTACTAAATTACCTACCCATCTATGTCTGCAACTTGGCGAAGGCGTGCCACTCCCATCATTCCACCATCCACCAGCTCGGTCAAATACGCTATAACCTAATCTTGCGCTAATACTTTCAATATCTTTACGACTGTAATACCTATCTAGGCTCATTAATCTTTGGCAAAATGGTCGGCTTGGATGCTCTGGAGTATCTCTTTCGCTTACAGGTATCTCATCCTTCCACTCATAGCTAAACATTACACGATAATCAGTGCTTGTTGGTGCTTCAATTACTTCAATTCCACTAGTTCCAATGCTTATTTTACCTTGTTTTTCTAGTTGATTTAAGGCACTTTCTACGTCTTTTTGGCTCAAATCCATGTCATTCGCTATGCTTTCTATTGTAGCATCAGGATTAACGGCTAAAATGCCGTAAATATCGCTTATATCTGCCTTTGTTACACTTAGTGCTATATGCCTTACAAAATGGCTATAATCGGCTTTATTTGCGCCAAATTCGCTAAATATTGCCAATATATCATCATGCTTGGATTGTGCAATAGGTGTACCAATAGCTTGTGGTAATTCATTGCCATCTGCTTTTATTGGTAATTTTGCCAATGTTCTTATCTCATTTGGTGTCATTGTTTCCAATACCTTAGTTGCCACTAATGGAGATAGTGAATTTAAGGCATTTATTACATCATTATTATTTGTAGCTTCCCCATCTGAAGGTTCATAACCTATTAACTCCCTTTGTTCATCTTTGGTAAGTATCATTGATATAGAAGTGCTATCTAACAATACGCCAATTGGATCTGTTGGCATCATGCCCATAACAGAAGTGTCTAAAGTATCATTCAAATCCTTTACCAACTTCATTAATTCCTGATGCACTGCATCCCTACGATAATACACATAAGTATTATTGAATATTTGATAGCTTTCTTTAAGATTATTTGTGCCACCTAATTTGCCCGGCACACTAATCCCAAATAATTCTGGACTTGTAACCTCATGGCATGAAAAAATATTATTTCTAATTAGTTCATCAATAGCACTATAATTTTCTTTAACTAAATCCGATACTCCTAAATCGTCTATAATTGTCTTTCGGTTGATATCCGAAACGAAATCTAAAATAATACTTTCGCCACCTTCGCCTGTGTAAGTGTCGCTGAATTTCTTTTTAATTCTTGACTTAATTTCTTCGGTAGGTTCGCCATTTACTAGCGTTACATGCTTAGTAGCTTTAAACCCTTGCTTGCTATTAGTGTATGTGTGTTTACTTACCTCAACATCTGCAGCAATATAATTTAACCCTTGAAAATAATTAGGAGTTGGATATACATTTGCAGGATTTTCATTTTCTGCATAAAAAAATAATTCTCTTAATCCATCTGGATTTGGTTCGCCATAAATTGCAAATTCAACTAAATTATTTGCACCAACAGATGTCAATTGTGGATTGATTATATACCAATACTTAGTACCATCGTAATTACGCGCAATGTTTCTATTTGGTATTGGATGCAAGCTAGCTACTTTGCCCTTTTTATTTCTTATAACCTCAATATAAAATGCATTAAAAATCTCATAATTTAATATACACTTTTTTGCTAAGTCATTTAGCGTATCTGTTGCGCTTACCTTCGGATTATAAGCATATCCTTTGCCGTAAATATACTTAGCCTTACCTTTTACCAAGCTACCATGCTTTGGTGAATTTTGGAAAAGGTACATTAAGTACTCATTATAATTTAAATTGCCACCGCCTGTATATAACAATGGTTTTTCTTCCGATCCAATTTTAAATAATGGATTATACGGCTTTAATGCCTCTGCTAGTTTTATATTAAATCCTTCCATATTGTTATAAAAAAAGGTACACCTTATCAGCATACCTTTTTTAATTGTTTTATTTTAAAAATTAAGCAGTTAATGCTGCAATGATTGAACTATCTACTTCCTTAAATGGTGCTATTTCTTTTCCTTTAAAGCTAAGCATTGAACCATTGAAGTCTGCAAACTTAGTACCACTTTCGCGGCTTCCTGATTTTGTCAAACCATATTTTTCACCCAATAACCAATACTTACCATTGTTATCTTCTGCAATAATACATAGTGTATTTTGTGCTAATAATAATAATGTGTTTCTAGTGGTTGTAGTTAGTGCATTCTTTTTTGCAGTTACTTCTATCACATATTCTGCAGTGTCGTTTTCTTCATCTACATTTTCAGTTTCTTTGAAGTTAATCACTTCTTTTTTGAAAATGAAGTTATAAAATTTCTTAGTAGCTACCATTGTGATAGCGGTAATTACACCTGCTGTTTCTGTGATAGATGAAACATTTGCAAGTTCTGTTATTCTTAAGGATTTCGCGCCGCCATGTAAATCTTTACATGCGTCTAAAGTAAATCCTGCTGTTAAATTACAAGGCATATTTATTTATTGTTTTTTTTGAATGATATTAAAATAAGGAGTAGGTAGTTTACCCACTCCTTACTAATTTAATTATGCTAATTTGAAGTAAGCTACTTCTGTTGTTCTTGCAAATGTTACACCTAATTTGTATTTGCAAAGTAATCTTGTTTTCATTGAATACTCGTCATACTTCAACTCAACTACTTCATGCTCACCTTCGCCATCAATTGCCAATACCATGTTAGGCCATGCGAAAGATAAAATCATGTTGCTACCGTTCATACCATTTACAGGTATTACTCTTGTTGCAGTACCAGGAATAACAAATTCGCTTACACCATCTTGAGTAACTGTATAGCTAAACAAGTTAGCTGTAGTTAATGCTTGTGCAAATTTGCGCGCTGTATCAGCACCACATAAAACTACTCTATCTTGTGAAGTAGCTAATTCAATTGGAGTTGCATTTTCAATACCGTTGAATATTGCAATTACATTTGCTACTGTGATACCTGTTGCAGTTGCAATTGGCCCACCTGTTGTATATAAAGCTACATTAGAGTTTACACCACCTGTTTGTACTTGTTTTAATAAACCATCTAAAAATACTAAGTTACCAGCACCTGCAGTATCACCTTTGAAAACTAAGTTTTCGTTAGCTTCTGCAATACGTTTAACTTTCATATCTACGATAGATTGAGCAAAAGCAACTTCATCGAAGTTTTTGCTACCTTTCATCATAGCTAATTGAGTATATTTTGCTCTTACATCATCATAGCATATTTCTTCCATGATGCTAATTGGTGCTACTGTTACAATTTTATCTGTAATAGTTGCAGAACCGCTAGCGTTCCATGTGCAGTTATTGCCTGATTGTAATGTTACTGGGCCATCCAACAACAAAACATTTGCTGCTGTTTTTACTCCCGCTTGAACCGTTGCTTTGCTTGCTGCTTCGGTTAAAAATCTTGTGCCAAATGTGGCTGCTAATATTACCTCGTTGACGTTTTGAGGTACATAATTAGTTAATCCTGATACTACTGTTGCCATTGTATGTTATTTGTTTTTTTTTATTTATTTTTTTAAAAAGTTTGTAAAAGCCTCGCCTAATAATTCTCTGCGTTGCTCCTTATCTGATTTGTTTATTTTGTTATGCTCTACATGGATAGGCTCTGCAGTTGGCATATCTGCCAATACTTCAATAGCTTGCTTAGTAGATGCAAATGCTTGCGCTGTTGATTTTTGTAAATCATCAATTTGCTTTTGATATTGCTTTGCTGCTTCTGCAATCATGTGTTCTACTTTTTCAATAGATAAGTGCGCAACTTCTGCAATTGGTTCTTCTTCAATCACTTCGCTTTTAGCTTCGCTAATTTCTGTAATTGCACCACCTTCGCCAACTGTTACAACTGTTGCACCTTCCGCTACTATGTACTCACCTGCAGGAACGGGAACACCGCCCATTGTCATTATCTTACCAATTTCTAATGCTTCAACTTCGTACTCGTTACCACTTGCATCAACAACTTTCATTAATTCTATTGGTGCGCTTTCTTCGCTAATTGGTTGAGCATCGAATTTAACATTAGTTAAAATGCTCTTTATTTGTTGCAAAATATTTGCTTTATTTTCACTCATTTTATTTTTGCTTTATTATATATATAAAAAGTTTGTTAGATTTCCTTTACTAGCTGTAATATCTCATCAAATGCCCTATCAATAGACATTTCAGCTTTCAATTCTTTCTTCTCCATATCTAATCTACCCTCAATACTAAATCCTTTTAGCTTGCCTTCCTTCACTTGCTGCCATACTGCAGGATTTTTTACTTTCATAGAAACAAACCAAGTCCCATCGGGTAAATATTCATATCCCTTCATAGGTAAAATGCCACGTTGGCTATCACTAATAAATGATTCATAAACAAAAACATCGTTTACATCTATGCCATGCATTAGATTAACATTGGATTGATTTCCCTCTTGCATGTATCTAAGTACAATAGCTTCAATAGTATTTTTACTAATAACCGTGTTATACTCTCCTAATTCTTTATCGAACCTATAAATTAACTTATCTGGTATCATTGCTGGCCCACTAACAATCATCCTTTCGTTATTGGTAGTCCATTCTACTTTTTGGCTTTCAAACATTACATAGGTTTCCTCTATTGCAGGACTATCTACCAAACTAAGGATTTTAATTCCTAGTAATTCTTTATTCTCGTCTAGCTTTAATTCATAAAGCGGTAATACTTTTTCCATTATTTAAATTTTGTATTTATTAATATTCGTTCTATTCTTTTTTGACCATTGTTAATATCGGTTTCAACTACATAAGCCTTTACTGCTTTGTCGTTAATCTTATCAATGCTATCTTTATTTAATTTTGTTATGGTATTGAATACCGTACCCATTGGCGAATTAGGTGCTGAACCACCTGATACATCGCCACCACCTGCGCCACCACCTGATGGCAATGGTACTTTTCTAATAGCCATTACATTTGCAAGTCCACTTGAAACTGCTGCAATCATTGTTGCTATCTTTATACCTAAAGAAACAGGAGCAACACCAGGAACAGGAGCAGCAAATACTTGTGCGGCTGCCTTATAGGTATTAATAATAGCCTCTGCAATAGCAAATAATTTATCTCGTTTTACTTGCTCATTTTGTAACCTATTTTTTTCAATAGCTGTTTCGTTTTCAATAGCTAAAATAGCCTCTTTGTTTCCACCTGCTGCTGCAATTCTAGCCTGTGAATTTGCTTCCAAATCTGCTAATTGATTAGCATTAGATTTGGATAAAATACCATTGATAGAACTAGCGGCTTCCATGTAAGCATCAATATTTTGATTAATTACAGATTGCCTTAATGCAGCAATTTTTGCAGCTGTTTCTTCTTCTAATGCTATCTCCGCTGCTTTATTGCCTTTAATAATTTCAAACTTAACATTATGTTCTTGTTTTATTTTTAGTACTTCATTATCAAAAGTTTTTATTCTTAAATCTCTTATAATTTCTAGCTGTTTAGTTGCAGAAAGTATTGATTTTTGCCTATCTTGATAATATAAATCGTCTTTTTCTGCTATGTAATTTCCTTCAGTATCTAGCAATAATTGTACTACTTCTTTAGCTTTTAATACTTTTGGATCTTGAGCAGGCGGTTCTTCTTCTACTTGTTTATCTAATTCTCTAAGTTTTGCATTGATATCTTTTTGAGCATTTAATAATTCAACATGTGTTTGGTTATTAGTTCCTAATTTAGTTTTTAAATATTTTTCGGTAATTGCTAACTTTTTCTTTTCATAATCTTCTTCTTTTTCAATATTAGTTAAATGAAATGTTTGCGCTGCTAATAATTCATTTGCATATTGTTCTTTTAGTATTTCAATATCTGTTTTGCCTTTCTTTTCTGCAGTTTTTTTCTTTTGTTCTGGTGTTGCATTTGTAGTTGCATTTGTATTTATCCCTGCTCTTTTATCTTCGGCTTCGGCTTCCTTTGCTTTTTGTTCAGCTATTTTTTTTAATGCTATAATTTGAGTATTATATCCTTCGTTTTGGTCTTTAATAGCACCTAATGTATAGGCTTGTTCAGTTCCTACTTTACCAAATAAACTTAAAATAGTTTTTACACTTGTATCAACAAAACCTAAATCATTACCTTTATTAGTTGCTATTTTAGCTTGCAATTCTGCAATCTTAGCCATAGCAACTTGCATTGTAATCCTAGCTTGCATAGCTGCAAGATAGGCTGGTGTTTTATCTCTTAAATTCTTTTCAGCTAGGTTAAAATTATTAGTATGCCCTAAACTATCCCCTAATGTTTCATTATAAATCTTTAATGCATCTTTTTTAGATATAACCCCTGCCTTAGCTTTAACCATTGCATCGTTTACACTATTTACATTTTTGTAAACATCTTCCATGCCTTTAGTTACATCCTTACTAATGCTTTTCAATGCTTGCTCGGCTTCGGTTGTTAATCCAATAGCTACACTTAATTGGTCAAAGTTTGCAATAGCCAAACCTAATAATACAACTAATGCACCAATACCTGTGCTAATTAATGCACCCTTTAAAGTACTAAATGACTCAACTACTGGCCCACTAATTTGCCTATATAAGTTTTTAAATCCTTCTATACCATCATCCAAAAAACTACTTAACCCTTGCGAAAATGCCATTGCACTTTGCACCCTTAATAATGCCTTTTCAGTATTCGCACTTTCCACTCCAAATAAACCCATTGCACCCTGCACTGCTGAAAATGCACCTGCTGCACCTTGTATAGCTTGTGTTAATGCATTAAACTTTGCATCTGGATTAAATGCATCAACCATTTGCCTAGCATCACCCAATCTATCCTTCATCTCCGCTACTCGCTTAGCTGCATTGATAGCTTCCTTTGATGTTGCACCAAACTTATCTGTAAAATGTACTAGTTCATTAGTAGCCTCTTTGATTTGTGATTTCAAAGATGCCATTGGCGCACTCGCACCACTAGTATCTAGTTCGACTTTTAACCCAATTATTTCTTCTGCCATTTCTAATATATATAATCAACTACCTTTATTAACTCAACTTGTGCCATTTCGTTTTGATTTACATCTATATCCTTTATGGCATTCAATTTATAATCTATGCCATGAATATTAATATAATTTGCAAAGTTTAATCTGAACAAATCCACTGTGTCTAAATTCAATCTGCAATTGAGCATCAAATTGCTACTATCTATCATTTCACCAATGTAAGGACTCCAATAGATGCTGTAAAAGCTAGTTGATACACCGCTACCACTTGGCAAGTCATAATACACCTCTGCAGGACTTGCAAATCCTAAGTTTAATCTATCTCCACTGACTAAAAACCCACCATTAAACGGATCATCTGTCATACCTGCATAGCAATATTCAGTTAATGAACCCAAATCAGTAGCACCGTCAAATATTTTGTAAGTATCACAAGCTAAAACCTTTAAAAAAACTAGCCTAATATTGCTATTTATTGGCAAATCACCACCTGCATCACGCTTAAAAATGCCTGTGGTTACCTTATCATCTCCACCAATGCCGTAGATATGCGAAGGGCTGAACATTAACTCTATCTTTTCTTCTCCCTTTGCGCTTTCAAATCCGCTAGTTTCGATATAGTCTGCCATTGTTTGCCCATATTGCTTATCGTATTTTTCATTTAAATAGTCTTTGTCAGGCTTCCATTTGAAATTATAGCTATTCGGTGTAATCTCGCTAATTGGCAATATCTTATAATTGTCTTTATCAAACTTATCACTCCAATTTAGAGTAGTATTGCCATTGTAAAACTCAATATAAGGTCTAATATTCAACTCTTTTTTGTTGTACTTACTTTCGGTAATGTATAGATTAAATAGCTTACAGAATGAAGTGAAAAGTTCATCCATGTAAACATTACGTGGGCAATTCAAATCGTAATCAATAGGTTGGTTATATTGTTGCTCTGTTGTGGTAGCTTCTGTAGATATTGCCTTAATATTTAATACTCGATTAGATAAAGTAAGTGTTGTAATACTCGCAGATATTACTTGTGGAACTAATAATATAGAAATTTTATCACCTGTTTGTAATGGTATATTATTTACGGATACATTACCCTTTACATGCTTATTAATTACAACAGGATATGTTTGCTGTAATATTGTACTATTTTTAAAAATATTTAAATCAAAACCTGCTGCAATAAATGTACCACCACTTGTGGTAAAATCAAATTCTATTGATGCAGAAATATTTATTTGTAAATTATTTGCACCATTATAAGTATATTCTCCTGTAGTACTATTATAAGTTATATCGGTACTTAACACCCCACCACTAATTGATAATTTATTGCTAACATTATTTGTTAAACTACCAACCATATCAGTTGCTGTTATATACTCATTAGTGTACATCAACAACTTTTCATTATTGTTAGGAATGAATATGCTGTTCTGCATGGCATCCGTATCGAACCATCCGCCTGTAATTGTATAGCCTAACTTCGCAAACATCTTTTTGAATGCTCCAAATAATGGATAGGCAGGTCGGTAGTTTCTTACCGATATATCTGGACTAATTTGATTTGCATAATTGATATAAGGATAAACTACTTCTTCGTTTCCTATCACTCCAATTTGCGACCATGTTGTTATTCTAGTATCATCATAAGTATCTAATGTAGTTGGGTTCCATCCTAAATCTTCTAATCTTAAACGCTTACCATTGAAATTTTTAATAGCAAAATATAAGCCACCTAACTCGCCAAATAAAGCTACCTCATACTCAAATACTCCTTCGGTTTTATTGACCTGCAATAGCTTCATCGTGCCTGTGAATATTTGCATACCATCTTTGAAAAGTTGTATGTCGGTGCTAATATTAGGATTAAAGTAAGTACCTACATTGGCATCAGGTTGTGATAAACTAAGGTTCTTATCAATAAACTTTTGCGGACTGAAAAACATCCCAAATAATTTATTGTTATTATCAGTACCGGGCAATGTAATTGTCTTGCTGAATGAAGTATTACGACTGCCAATGTCCTTAATATCATCTATCTGATAAGTCAATGGAATACCCACATCATTCGTTACATCAAACTTATATTGCCCTGCTATTATCTCAATCATTAGTTAGCTTGGCTTTTGAAGTTAGGTAATGTGATAGTGCATTTTGCTACCGTTGCTTTGTCAATGTTTGGCTTCCAAATACCTATGCTATTATTCGTTACTGATATTGGTATGAATTTATGCGTATAAATAAGTGGATCTGATGCAGGATTATTTAATATTGGTACTGCTAAATACACCTCATTGCTTTGCATCAACTCAACAAAGGCATTATACTCGTTATAGTCAATTATTGTTTTTGCCAAATCAAACTTTGGATTGATAGTAGTGCTATATTGCTTATCACTTTCGCTAGTCTGCTTATAGCCAACAAAGCCACCACCATTAATTGAATAGCTAGCCATGCTGTCAATAAATTTAGCTGTGCTATCCATTGCCTTATACTTTACTTTTTCAATGTCATTTGTTTGCCTATAATGAGTAAATACAAATTGTTCAAATGCACCTAGTCTATTTTTAAAGTATAATTCAATAAACGGCTTGCAACTATCTATTGCATAAATAGATTGCGTAGGATTGCCGGTGTAAGAATGAGTTAATTTATAAGTACTACCTAAGTTACCAGCTCCACCACTTGTAAATCTTGCGAAACGATAGTTAGCATTTCCACCTATATACGCTATGCCTCTATTAGCCACATATTTAAACGTACTTGTAACGGCTGAACCAATTACCAAGCCATCTGCATTGGTAGGCTCTACGCTTATGTTAGTGCTTACTGCAGTACCACCTGCATTATAGATTGCCCATGTAGGAATTATGGTTGCACTTGTTGCACTCCAATACATCTTTTTGAAGCTACCGTTTAGCTTAGTCATTGCAAAAGTATCTTGATTAGTTGCAATTGTATCTTCTAAGCCATTAGCTAGGTAATCTGTTATTAATGGATAGCCATTATATAGGTAGCCTGTAACATAGCCTAATATTCCGCTAACATTCACGCCATCAAACTCTCTTAAATCTGCAGTAAAGTAAAGTATTGGCGATTGGTCATCAGTAACGCAAATATCATTTGCACTATTCTTAAAGCCATTCAAAAAATCACTACTTCTAAAACAATTCTTTGCAACTTCTGCAATATCAAAGTAGCCGTAATTATTCGCGCCTTGTGGTCGCACTTGGAACTCACCAATATAATCACTTTGCAAACCTGCATTTAATGTACTTGATTGCACCGTTATACGAAATACATACCTAAAATTAGCTACTGCCTTGTTCGTGCTATCTACTATTATATTCTGCCTTACTAATGCGCTTTTGAACTTATTTAAATTAAATTCACTACCGCTATTTATTACTGTTATTGCCATTTAAAAAATCATTTTTAATATTTATCTTTAAGTCTTTACCTAACTCCTTACTCAATTGCCTTGCAAATGTTTTACCAAAGTATTTTGCTGCAGGCTTATCAAAAAAGTGTATTGGCTTAATGCCGTTTCTTTTAATGTAAACCCCTAAACCATACGCACTACTTTCCTTTGCATCCGTTGCGCTTTGGCGTTTCTTTTGCAATCCACTTTTACCTTTAGTCTGGTCTTCATTTTTATTTGCCCTTACATTAAATTTCTTCCACCCCATTAAACTTTTCAGGAATGCTTTACTAACTCCAATATTCTTAAATGAATATTCACTACCATGCTTTACTAATGTACCATTTACTCCCTTGTTTATAAAATCGTAATATTTATTTGCAGGATTTTTTTTATCATAACCAATTGATACAACTATCTTACTACCAGCTTGAGTAACTGTATTAACTATATCCGATAGATTACCTTTGCTTACACTCCCATTTCTATTGATGATGTTTTGCGCTTCGGTTACAAATGAATTTATCGTATCTGTTAAGTAATTTTTTGCTGCAGGCGTATAGCTTCCTTTATCACTCCCTACATTTGGTAGGAAGTCAATATTATCTGCTTGCGACTTGGCGATTGATTTCATTTACAAACTCTGCTTTCTCTTTTATATAGAGTAAATCAGCTAAGAATGGTATTAAATCCATGTTGAATACATCCTCTCTCTTAACTCGTTCTAATTCAGCAACTAGGTCAATTTGGTAGAGCCAACCATATTTTGCCATAAAGGTTCCACTATTTTCTCCACTTCTTTCTTTGGCATCCTGTGCTTCAACATCATCTTCCATATCAGCTTCATCTTTTGGTTCTGTAATTTCTGTTGGGAAGATTGAAGGGAAACCACTTTCAATTGCTCTAATACTCGAAAAAAAAAACCAATCCATCCCATAGCCACCGTAATCGGTACTTGTTGCAACTCGGCTGCATAAGTTTCGTACTCCTTACTATCATAAGGCACATCAACCCACATCCCAAGCCAATTCTTTTTTTGTGGTTGCACCATAGATGCAAGTATCAAATGCATATTTGGGATGTAGTCTTGCGCAAAGTGTTTCACCTCAATATACCTTGCTACTGCACTCTTAATCTTGCGTATATCATGAATAAACTTAAACCTACCAAAACGCTTAACGGTTACATCCTGCATAGGTTGTTTAACTACAAATAGGCAATCATTTGATAGTCTATTAAACTCCGATATAGGCATAGCATCCAATTCTTCAATATCTATCTTTTTACAGATAGATACGGTGTGATAGGCTTTGTCTAATGCCTCGAAATCTTTGTCAATTTCATTCAGTTGTTGAAACTGCTGTACGGTTAAATCTTTCCAATTCATAATTAAATAATATTATATATTCCTGTTCCTCGTTTTTTCCAAATGTTCCTGGCCAATGCTAAAGCATTAACCGTATCATCATGCATCCCAACTGGTGCATTATACTTTACACCTGACCGAGTATATTCAAACTCAAAGCTTTCCATTTCATCCTGCATCACTCCTTCTAATATTGATACTTCGCCAAGTTGTATAGCATTTTGCAAACCTATCATTAACTGCTGCTTACTTTGGCTGCTATATTTGAAGCCGTAAACATTACTACCTAATCTTTGCAATTCCTCTACTATCGGATCACCTACACCAGTAGCATCAATATTCTTTTCAATGCCTTTTGGTAGTTGCATAATCTTGTTTTTCGTTACACTCCAATCCGCCTGGAACCTATCGAAGTAACAAACATTACAATCATCATCTAGTCCAACTATTACAGTATAATCAAATGACTTTGCAAGGTCAATGCCGTAGCATGATGCAGGCTTATTACTGATTGGCTTAATGCAATTGCGGATTGCAGGCACTCCAAAAGGATTAGTACCGTTATCACTAGGGATTGCCAAGTATAATTCATCAAATACCTCTTTAGGTAAAGTCCTTTGTGCATCTTCTATCTCTGCAATGTCTAGTAAGCCAGCATCAACTGCATCGTATGCTGTTATTTTAAAGAACTCCCATATACCACTATCATCATTCTTTGCCCTTTCACCTAACTTGTAACCCCATCCTTTGCCCCTTGCATTACCAATAAATTTACACTTACCTTTTGTTTTAGTTAATGTACTACGCATGGCATACCAGGCCGCCTCTCGCATCCTTGTAAACTCATCCATAACTGCACCATACACATCTTCGCCATATAGGTTATCAGGCTTCTCGCCACTCTTAAAGTGTATTACACTACCTACTGGAGTAGTGATAGTTAAGTTAGAATTATTAAACTTGTATAATTCCTTTGCGCTTAGTTGGTTTTTAAGCCTAGTAAATGCAATATCGGCTTGTTTATAAACAGGTGCTACCCACCAATAGTTATAACCTAGTTTACCCTGCAAGGCTTGCTCATGCAACCAAACTACATGGCTCGCTGTCTTACCTACTTTGGTAGATGCTGATGTAACCGTATATCTTGCAGGGCTATCAATTATACTTGTTTGGTAGTCGTATAGATGCGGCCTGTTATAAACTATATTGATTGGCAATTACTTTGCTTTTTTTGCACTCGTTGCAGCTTTCAATTCAGCTTTAGCCTCTTTTAATTTATCTGCAAATGGTGCTGTTTCTCTGTATATCTGTGTTACTGCATCCACTACACAACTAGCACAATTCCAATCTATTTCCTTATGGCTTGCTATGTGGGTAGTGTATATTGAGCTGTACATTTCTTTGTCTGCTTTTGTTGGTGCTTGCACTTCACGAACCTTTATATAAGTGATGTTATCTACCATCTTTTCGTAAAGAAAAACTATCTCAGTTGCTGTTAGTTGTATTGCCATTATATCTATCTTTTAAAAATATATATACAAATATGCTATAAGTGGCACAAATTAAAGGTAATTGGTATTCGATAGGTAGGCCATAGCTAATTAACCCCACCCAAAAAGCAAGGCATGATTGGCAATTAAACGGCTTAACCCAAAATGTTAAATGTAGTTTAGCTACATCGAACCAATAGATAAGTATGCCAGCAGTTAGTAATATTGTTGCTATAAAATGCTCTATCATAAATTTCTTTTATTTATTTCGTCTAATACTTTTTGGCAATACTCGTATTGCTCATTCTTTATTAAACTCTTGTATAAGTCTAATAAAGTCTTATCATTGATTGTACTTAGATGTAAATACAAATCATCTTGGTCTATTTCGCTAATCAAAATAATCATTAACTAAAGTGTGACAAAAGTACATCTTTTACCTTAACCCCTTTGAGTTGGTTATTCAATATTTTATTCACATCTGATTTAATTGATGTTATACTTCGGTTCTGGTCTGCTACTTTCAACTCCACTTTGATAGTTATTGATGTTGTAACACCTTGCTTATTAATCCTATTCTTTTCAGCTATTTCTTTGGTCATATCTAGTAGTGCCTTGTAGTATATTCCTGTGTTATCACTTAGCTTTTTTACACTCCCCCCTGTATTAACTAGTGCATTAATCAATTCACTATCCACCGCCCTAAGTGTACTAACATCCAATTCATCAACGCTATCCAATTGCTTTTGAACTGGTAGTGCTTTGCGATACTTAACGTAAAATGGACTGCTAGTACTTTGTATTTGCGTTTTGGCAATAGCCACTGCAAACTGCTCAACTTTATTATCCTTTACTAACTGCTCCAATACTTCTACTTTTTTATCTGCAAGTATTAAATACACTTCGCTTTTAAGGTCTTGCTGTAAATCCGATGGATGCACACTATCAATATACTTATTGAAGGATGCTGAATTTTCGAGTAGTAAAAGTATTTTATTTATCATAAATTTAGCGTTACAATTACATCGTGTTTCACTTCGCCCTCTGTTTTTTGCTCAACTCTTTCAGTTAATCCATTTAAACGCTGTGTTATAGATGGATTGTATTGCCCTACCATGCCGCCCTCTATCTGGTCCTGCTTAATTTCTAGCTTAATTGCGCGACAGATGGCAATATAATCTGTATATCTATTATCTCTATTCTCAAAGTATTGGTCTATACATCCTATTACTTTATAGCAATAATTATAAAATCCTTCAAATGTCAATGGTCTTTCAAGTCTGTTTTGCCTTTCTTCAAAGTCTTTACCACCAAATACATTCACTATTCTAGGGTTGTTCTTTACTTCGCTTCTATAATCTTCAAATAATTGCCACATCTTTTCTGGTGTTTCAATATACTTTGTTCCTTTTGGTCTTGCCATGATTTATATTTGGTACAAAATTAAACTATTTTTATATATTTGCAATAGTTTTTATCGGGTTAATAAATACTTATGCAGGAAAAGGCACTTTTAATTAAGTGCTTTTTTTATTCTCCAATGCTATCAATCTCGCAAATTAAACTGTATAACTGCTGAATATAACTTTGGTTTTCGCCAAAGTCAATTTCTTTTAACCCATATCTTAGTTTTTGTTTTAGTTCAGATACTGCTATTGCCTTTTCTACTGCATGTATAAATACCTTAGCTTCATCTTTGCAATCTGTTGTAAATGTTATCTGTGTCATATTAAAAAATGTGTACTAATTTAGCTACTTGACCATGTTCTTTATGATGAATAAATGCCTCTATTGCTTTTGGCGCATGTTGATATCCGTTTCTATGATGCCACCCATCCGCACCGCTTGGGCTTCTTAAACTCTCTACGCAAACACTCATATAATCTTTACTCATTTTATGGTGTATATGGTGCGTATAAATATATCTATGCTTGCAGGTACTCCATTCTTTGCTTTCATGCGCCATTAATAATGGCAGGTCTGGTATTTTAGCACCATCCCCATGCGTAGTACCTATTAAGTTTGAACCATACACGCTATATTTTCTATGGCTCATATCTATACTAAATGTAATATTTTCACACTTAGAAAAATAAGCCTCTATTGCTTGGCAAAGAAAAAAACCATTTGAAAAATCATGATTAGAAGGATTATAAGTAAAATGTACATCTGCTACCTGCATTAGTAAAGTTAATATATCAATGTATAATTTTTTAGCTATAACAAAATTATCATACCACATTCCATCTGTATCTTGATGCGTTCCGCTAGTAGTTGTATTTTTTGGATTATCAACGTGCAGAATATCATTACCACCAACAAATATTATCTTGTCAATATTCCATGAAATAGATTTGTTAATTAATCCATTAACTCCATCCTTTACTCTCTTTACTGCTATCTGCGAGTTATATTCTTCCTTAGTTTCAAAAGATGAACATAATTTGCCTATGTGTATATCGCTTGGATCTAGTATTAATAAATGCTCGTCTTTTTGTTTTGTTCTATCTATTTTGCTTATCTCTGGTGCATAGCCTTTTATTTCTTCTAGTAACTTTGCTCTTAATTCAGAATAATCATTTTCTTCGGTATCAACATAATCAGGGTTCTTTACAAATAAAGATGCACTTTTATTTTTTAACCAAAGGTGTTTTACTTTACTATTTGGGACATCAAGTTCTTCTGTTGCATTATATATGCCTTCGTTTTTATCTAGTAATTCTGCTCTATGCCTTCTGATGTGCTGGGTTAAACTAGCAACATCTAAACTATCATCTTTTGACTTATCCGTTTTTAAAATTGTCTGCGCTGCAAGATGATTGCTCATGCTTTCATTGGCTTGCAGTAGTGCAATTATCTCGCTATTATATTCAGTCCATTTACCCAAGTTTCTTAGTTTTTGATTTGATTAAAGTTGAATGCATTGTAATATTTTCCTTTTCTATTATTTGCCTTACCATATCATTTAAATGCCCATTAAGCCAAGCTAGGTTCTCGTAATCATCATTACCACCTGCAAGGTCAATCGTTCTATCATCCAATATAAAGCAAGATACATGCAGCACTTCATGGCTAATAAGGTTATCGGTTAGTTTATCGAAGTCAAATATCAAAGCATATTTAGTGATGTCATCTTTACACCTAACTGTAAATCCTTCCGCATCTACTGCCTCATCTTGCATCTTCCACCTTTTTAACAATGCCTTAAATGCTTTTTTTACATTATCTGTAAACATTATTTCTAATGTATATTCGTAATTAGCATCGGTGTATAAATGTCTTATCATTTTTGCAAAGGTAGTTACTTTACGGTAATTATTCCACATCCCATTGCTACGGCAATAGTGTTAAATTGCGCTGGGTTTTCTTTAGCTAATTTTGCCATCTCTAATATTTGCACTCGTTTCTCTGGCTGTATATCTATCATCATTTCACTCCATTCTTTTTGCGCTTTCGTTAATTGTAATATAGCTGCATCGTCTATACTCCAAATTGGATGGTATATTTTAACTGTATCTTCTATATCTGCAATCACTTTATTTATCCTTTGTTTTTTCTCATGCTTGTAAAAAGAAGTATCTTTAAGTTCATCTAGTGCCTGGCCGCACTCTATCAATTGGAATAGTGCATTTAACAATATATAGTCAAAGTTCTTTCCATTTGCTGTTTTCCGTTCTAACATACAGGTACTTGATGTGGTGAAAAAATAACGCTTTGTGAAATGCCATTAGTAGCTAGCAGGTATTTATGCAGATTATCCTTTGCAGTAAAGTATAGTTCACTTTCTAATGGTTGGTTGGCTCTAATATCAATATAATCATTAATAGTTTGAATGGCATGAATGGTTGTTGTATGGTCTCTACCACCAAAATAATTACCAATCTTAACTAGGCTATCTTTGGTGTATTCTTTTGCCAACTTCATTGCTACAAATCTAGGTTGCACAAATTCGCGCTTCCTACTTTTCCCTAATATTTGCTCAATTGGTGTGTTAGCTGTCTTAGCAACTATCTCTGTTATTTTTTCTATTGTTATCATTTTTTAGTTTTTTATAAGTGATTAATTTATTTTTTACTTTCCATGCTAATTGGCTACCATGTACAAATGCTTTATAAAATTTGCCTTCGTGGTATAAATGATGCGGTTTACTAAAAAAATAGATACGGTCATCAATGGTTATCTTTACAAATTGATACATAGTTAGTTGTGTTTATTTTATTGCGTCTATAAGTGAGTTATAAGCCATTTTAGACCAACCGTAATTGACGAAACCAATTTAATATTCGACTTTTATCGCCACTACCATAAGACCATTTACCAGTAATGATAAAAGCAAAAGGAAGTCCGATAAACATTAGAACAAAAAGTATCAATGCGAAAGGAAGTGTTAATCTAATCCAACCTTTTACTTCTGTTTTTTCTTCTGTGTAAAAATCAATACCAAGTGAAATCCACCTATCACACATTTCTTCGCTTGATACTTTGTTTAGTTCGGGGAATGTTTCTCTGAATTTTGGTATGTAGTTCATATCATTATGCGACCATACTCTTTTTAATTTTCTGAATACCATTGTTTTTAAATTAAATTGTTACACCAAACCAAGAAAAAAACGGCTTATAACAGTGGTTTGGCAAAATACCGCCACAAGCCTTTGTACTAAATTTGAACATTCTTCAAGGCGGTACTTCGCCAAGCCACCAAACGTTATATTTTGTCAAGTTATATTTTTACTTTTTTAATTATTTTGTCAAGTTGATTTCATAGCATTCTTTACAAATACCTTTTGCATTGTTTGTTATTGCAATATTGCTTTCATCTACATAGAAATAAAGCTTACCATAAGGCACTTTATTAGGGCAAATATTACAGCTTGTTATTTTCTCAAGATCCTTATCCGATTTTATTGATAATTTTATCTTATGCTTTCTCATTTAGTTTATATTTAAGTTAATGCTGATGATATGGCTACAAGCTGCTAATAGTAGCAATGCTATGGCAATTATTATTGCTGTTCTATGTGTTCTCATTTTATTGATATATTTTTATGGTACTTTAGTTTATCATCAATAATTTTTAGAGTGTCTTTAATCAACTCATCAACAAGCCATTGATAAGTTTCTGAATCCAGATGAAACCACCCATACTCTTTTTCAAGTATTTTTTTGATATTTGTTACTGTAATTTTCATAAGTTTTCAATTTCTGTTTTTACTTGTTCCCAATATAATTTCCTTTCTGAAGCAATAAGAGTATCATAGTAAGTATCGGTTTCTTTTATTATCTCATCTACTGCTATAATTGCGCATTGTTTAGCTAATTTATTCCAGTATTTTAAAACATCGCTTCCTAATTCATGATTGAATTTTTCAGCTTTCATACTTGTTTCTTTGTCTGTCCATTCTATTAATTCAGCTAATAGATAGTATTTATCATATAGCTCTTTTGCTTTTTCTTTTGCTGTCATCTTATTTATTTTTAAAGGTTTCGTTGTAGTATTGTTCTGCTCTTAATTCATTACTCATTGCATGATTAGCTTGCGCATCTTTAAATGTAATTATTATCTGTTGCTTCTCAATTTCTTTTGCTTGTGCTAATAAAGCATACCATGTTAATTTGTCTTTTGGCTCATCCCATAGTTTCTCGAAAAGCCATTCTGTTGATGTTTTCATAATTTTTTAAATAGCAAAGCCACAAGTGAAAAAAGCAATTGCACTACTTTAATCATTGTGGCTTCAATTTTTTTAACTCGGGTGCAATCCGATTTGATAGCAAATATAATAATACTTTTTATATCTCCAAAATATTTTTTACAATAATACTTTTAAACCCTAATTCTCGTAATTCCTTTTGTCGGTATAACTGCAATGGACTTACTACGCCCTTATCTGTTTTTACTTCAATAAAGAATGCAGGCTCATCTTTTTTTAAACAAAGCAAATCAGGGATGCCCTGCTTATTAGTCTTGGATAATTTCAAAACATAATATCCGTTAGCTTCCATCTTTTTGATTACCTTACTTTGTATTTGTTGCTCCTTCATAGTACTTTGCTGTATAATTCTTTTTTGATTTTACCACCTTATAAATGCTATCTTCTATCCCATCCTTAGCAAAGATCCAATGCACATTATTTTCTGTTCGGCTGGCAATGCTCATTCTATCACGCGCCTGGAAATAACTAACTGCGCTAAAATCAATATTGTAAAATACTAGGCAATTTGCCGCACTTAAATTTACTCCTTCCCTACCACTTACTATCTGCAAAGCTATGCTTTTATTGGTATTATAAAAGTCTTCTAGGTTATCTGTTAGCATATCACCATAAACCGATTTTAACGCCTCATATTCAGCCTTAAATTTATAAAATATAGCTATCTTACCATTGAATGTTCCTCTAATGTAATACGCCTTAGAATAATCAAATGCTTTACTACTTCCATCTTCAAACTTTATAGTGCCACTACAAAGCTGATGTACTTTCTGCATCTCCTTAACTGCTGTATCTGCAAGTATAATACCGCTTTTGCTTTCAATTACCTTATCTGCTTTTAGTTTTTTTATTACTGCATAAGTTGCATCGGACATCTTTACATAGTGCACATGCTCATTTACCACGCATTTAAAGCCTGCATCTTGCTGTGTTGTATAGACAAATAGGTGTTTGGTTTCGCTATCAATCATTGCCTTATTCGCATTGCTGTAATCTGCAACTTTACCAAAGCCATAATCCATTTGTGTAATTGTTACATATTGTTTCGACCAATTATAAAAGTTTTTTAATTGTGCAAATGGACTAGCATTACTGCAATATAATTGATGGAATAGTTGACTGTAACTTTCAGGCGTTGGTGTTCCACTCATTAGCAACATTGGCAGGTGTGCAAATTTTTCTTTAATATACTTTACTTTATTATTCGGCTTTGGAAAACTGCCTAAACTATGCGCTTCATCCAGTATAACAAAATCAAAGTAAATATTATCCAATAGGTGCATACTTTCGTAGTTAATCACATATAGATTATATTTGTACTGCATGGCTTCAAAGTCTTTTTGGATGCTGCCAATAGCTTTCTTTTTAGTTATAAATAGCACATTGTTATATTGTAGTAGGTGCGCTACATTTAAGGCACATAATGTCTTGCCGCTTCTAACTTCGCCTGCTAGGTAAGCTAATTTATATTTAAGTATTATTGCAGCTACATCACTGCTTGCCTTTATTTGATTAATTCTAAGTTGCATAATTCTATCATTTTTTTTGCCATCTCTGGCAGTTCGGTTAATCGTTTGGATATTATCAAATGGTCTTTTGAGTTGGCAATTTCGCCACTTACTCCAGTAGTAAGATTGGTAAATTTTATTCCGCCTTCA